TTTGTGAGTAAAAATAAATCAATAATATTACTTGGATTAGGATCAATACGCTTGTATCCTGGTGCATTGTGTCTGTACTGGAAGTAGAATCCTTGTCTACCTGTATAATACAGGTATCCTGACAGACTATTAACTACCTTGACATTATTAACTAGACTGGCCTGATAGAATAACTTTGTAGTAGTTGTAAAGAATATTTGCCCGGTAGGGTAATCATTCTTGTTTGCCTCTAATTCATCTAAGGCAGTAAACTCAGTGCTTACAGTTCCTGTGGTTAAAGGAGTAACATCGTTAAAGCTGTACTGATCAGTTGATGGCTTAAAGAATACTAACTTATTGTTAGGATTTGTATCTGGTGACACCAGCGTTTCAAAAAAGTCTGGATCATCAGCAATACCATCATCATCTCTGTCAGTAAAACTTATCCGAACTCTCTTTGTGTTTATGTAACCATCAGCCTCAAGAACAGATTTATATACTTGTAGGCTAGTATCTATAGTAAACGAGTCACTGGAGTCTGGTTGAGAGTTTGTCTTTAGTACCTTGATGTTATCTCGAATAATTCTACCTTGTCTAGGATCATATATTTTTACGTTGTCATCAACGTAAAAGTTTGTCTCGCCTTCTGACTCATAAAGGTATTCTAAGTTTCTATAAGTTGATGTGTACACCTGATTAGTTGCCTTAAAATGCATTAACCAACTAGCATCTAAACTGGCGCTTGTTGTGTTCTTGGCATTTGTTAGACTAAAATCGTTTACTAGGTCTAAATCGGCATCTGCAATAATATACCACGTGCGTGTGCCTTGTTCATACCCTAGTCCAAACTCATCGTAAACTTTTATCAGTGCTATCATTGCGGTTTGCACTGTAGCACTTGGAGTATTAGAATATGTTGGGATAATCTGTGACATTTCTGCGCCTGTAGGCACAATGTCATTTAATGTTACAGGACCATTGCCGTTCTCTAGGTTACCTAGGCCTCCGTTGGTGCCATCAGTAACTACGTCTGAGATCGATCCCCATATTGTTGTTCTATCTCCTGGCAGTGTCGGTGATCCTGTTTTTAACAAGTTGCCCGCTGTAAAATATTTGCCACTTGGTGCATCAAACTTAACAAGACTGTTTTCAGTAAGATACTTTCTGTTGTCACCAACATAACTACCTATGTTCTGTGAGTCACCTGCGGCATTTACAAAATAACCTGTACTTGCGTTGGTAGCAACTGTGCTTTGTTGCCAACTGAGACTTGCCACAGTATATCTATTAAATTTGTCGTAGTAAAAATGTAAAGTTTCTCGTTCAGCAAGAGCTGGATTAACCTGATTGTTAAATGTGTTCTGAATATCTGCTACTGTAACAAAGTCAAATGCAAAAGTCTTATTTGCTTCTTTTCTATAGAGTAGCCCGTCTTCGCAGAATATATTTGTACTGCTGTATCTGCCAGAAGTGTCTGCAACATCTAAAAACCTGCTTATGCCTGATGATGTTCTGTTAACTGCTTTAACTTTAACTAGGTCACTAAAACTGGTAAATGGGAATATGTTATAATCCTCTCCATTAACCATTCTGTTCTGTGTGTAATACTGTTGTGGTGCTTTAAGTCTAATGTCATCAGCAGTTTCTCTTGCGGTAGCATTTGTCACAGTATACTGTAAACTGGCAGTTACCGACAACGTCTCAATTCTGTTTAATTTGCTTAGATATGCAATATTAAAACTGATGGCTTGCAGATCGTTAGGTGTGATCTGATATGTTAGTCCGTTTGACACACGATAGTATAATCTGAATTTTCCCTGAGGAATATTAGCAAATGCACCATCACCAAATACCAAGTTTGTTTGGTCATTCTGTCTTGTAGTAACCTGATAGGCATTGCGACTTGCTGATGTGTCAGAGTTGTAAATTACGTTAGCACTAGCAACACTGGGCACTGCTGACCACAAATCTACCTCATTGTTGTTGTCGTCTAGACTATACAACCAAACATCAGTGTTGTTTATGTTGTTAATATTAATATTTGCAACTCTATTAGATAAACTTTCTTCAAAGTTTAAGTCAATGCTGTTTAATGAACCTTGTTTAAAGTAGAAGAAGTAACCTGTTGTGTTACTGGCATTGCCTAGGTTATCGTTCTTGTAGAGAACCTGGAATGTGCCGTCAGGTGCTACATTTTCTTCGTATACATATTGCTGGTTAAGTGTGGTAGGACTCACCAACTCAAAATTTGTTTTAGTGCCGTCTATTGTCTTCTGAAACGGAAACACACTGAGAGATGCGTTATCTATCTGTAACGTGTACTCCTGTGTTTTAACTTTGTTCAGCGTCTGACTGTTACCAGCTTTGCCTACCTTTTGTCCAGTAATCATTGCGGAATTTAAAATACTGTTCCATTGTTCTTCCCAGTCTGGGTTAGAAGTATCGTTCCAGTTAATTACTGTGTTGCTGATATTTTTTCCAGTGCCATCTCTGAGAGTTTCTGTAGTACTTAGAGCCTGAAATTTCAGGAATCCGCTGCCTGGTATACTGCGCTTAGGGTTATAGCTAACTAGCCGTGCTAGTCGCAGAATACTGTCTCTGCGCTCAGCAGTATCAATAAAGTTTTCACGGGAGTTTAAGTCTGCTCTAAATGCTAGACTTTGTCCCATGTATGCAATTAAATCTATTAGAGCGATGTACTCACTTGATTCAGTAAAATCATTGAAGTCTTCAGGATAGTAAAGTTGTAGATAGTCAATCATAGACTTTCGCAGAGTCGAGAAATCGTAACTCTGGAAGTCTGCCTCCCTGAAACTTTGATAGACTTTTTTCCAGTCTTCTGCGGCTAAAAGCCCTACTTGTCGTTCGTTTATCGCCATATTAAGTATACCTTTAAGTATTTATTGCAATTAAAATGTGCTACTTTTATAAGTTGCCTACGCTAAGACCTTGAGATTCCTGATCAAATTGCAGTAGCAGAGACTCTGTAATGTCCTCTGCTAGGTAGGATAAATCTAACTCTACCTGCACTCCTTGCTCATACTCTACTACGTTTACACTGTTTACAGCTATTCTGGGGTCGTAACTTGCAATAGCCCGTATATCATCTATAATTGCCTGTTTAGTTGTGTCAGTAAGTGGGTCAAATACAATACTCCAGAGATTACTACCAAAATTTGGATTATGCAACTTCTCACCTTTTCTTATATGAAAGTGGTTGATTAGATCCTGTTTTGCTAATTCAAAATCAGTGTAGCGAATCTTTCTAGTATTATTTACTGTGCTGAACCCTTTATATGTTATCATTTCTTAACTCCTAATACGCTTATACCGTAAGCACCATGTTGTGCTAACGAGTCTGCTAATTTGTTTGATGTGTTTCCTGGCTGTGCGACTGTACGCCACTGTTTAGCGGCCGCTGGTCCCAACTTAGTACTTACTGCCATCATTGCCCCTTGTAGTTCGGCAGTATCAGTAGGTTTTATGCCACCGTTGGACTGCATTTTGTTAAAAAATCCTGACAATGCATTCTTAAATCCTGTTTCCTGAGCTTTAGGGTTATTCAGAAAACCAGCCTTGTTTCCTGGCATGCTTCCTCCCTTCCAGCTCGACGGGTTGTTTACTATTTCAGAGGCGGATAACTGTCCTAATCTAAACTTATCACCTACTCCAGACTGAAGCATTCCAGCCTCTTGTAACATACTAGGATCCATTTTAAACTTTCCTAATAGTCCGTCGACGTCTGTGTTATATCTGCCTTCGGCAAAACCGGTGTTGAAGTTTGCAAGTTCTGTTGTTAGTCCGTCTAGTTGCCCCGCATTCAAGTTACCGAGCTCCTGTAAACCACCATCCTTATTAAGCTGGTCTATGGACTGTTGAAATTTACTGGCGAGATCATCTGGCAAGTCTATGCCATCAGCTAATACTTCATTAAGTTGGTCAAACCCTTCTTCGGGAACCTCTAATGTTGCAAGTTGTCCAGAAAGTTTGGCAGTAATGCTATCGAAACCCTTAAAGTTTTTTATTTTATCAAATCCCTTTGTTACCTTGCTATCTAGTTTGGGATCATTAAAAAGAACATCTGCCTCTTCTGTTAAAGCCATTATAATAGATTCCTGTAAAATCTAGCAATTTGCTCTGGTGTCTTAGGGTTAATTCTGCGAGGGTATGGTTCGTGTGTAGGTACCCAATTTAATATAGACTCTATACTGGGCTCTTTTTCTTCCTGCCAGATAACACCATCGCTATTAACTACATCTGTGTACTTTTCTTTAGGCAACTTTTCTACAACAGGACTGCTTGGGGCTGGGCCACTATTAAGATTTATAGTGGATCCCTGGTAATTAAGAGTGGCGGCACAGTTCCAACCACTTGACGTCGTTGAATTTAATGCAATAGAACCATCAGTAAGCATAGTAAAGTCCTCGCCCTGATGCATTCGTGTGGTTTTTAGACTCTTCATATACATATCAGTAGTTTCTGTCTTAATTTTGTTCTTACCACGTATGTTTACTTCATTGCCTGCTTCTAGATTAATGTTGTTATCTGCACGTAAGTTAAGGTCTAGACCTGTTCTAATGTTTAGACTGTTATTACTAAAGATTGTTATCTGTCCGACAGCGTCTATCTCTATCCAGGCTAGACCGTTAGCATGCTGTATATGTATAAACTCTTCTGTGTCATGCATGGTGATCTGATGACCACGACTTGATCTGATTCGCACAAGGTTGTTTTGTCCTGCTACATCGCCATCATCCATAGTAAGGCTGTGACCGCCTCGCCTTGCTTTGTTGCCTTTGTTTACGTAATCTTTAACTTCGTCTGATTCGGCAGTTCCTGCTTTTAATTTTCTAACAAGGGTAGCGTCTTGGGCTATGTCTTTACGGGTTCTGCCAGGAGTGCTAAAACCAAATACCTGACTAGGGGTATCTCTCTGTGCGCTACTAGTAATAGGTCCACGGTCTTTATCGTTCTGTATTCCTTGTACAATAAACTGTTTGTACAGGTCTTCGTGAATGCCCCTAGTTGAACCATAGAATGTTTCCATCACAGACTCTTCTCCGTTACCGGCACCATCTTGATTCTGTGTTTTAAATTGCACTTCACCTACAGGAAACTTGATTCCTTCTAGGTCACTGGGGTTTTCAGTAAACCACTGTGTTAGACTTTCCTGAAAAGCTGGTATCATCAGATCGCTCTGGTACTCAGCACCAAAGTTAACTACACTACCGTTCTGGTCATTATAGCTTCTAGAACCTATACTAGGTACCATGTGGTTCTTAAGGGGTTCAGGAATGCAACCTATCCAGTATGCCTTGTTAATATCATGTTCAGCGAAGATAATCATAACCCTAACACCTATATCAGGCGGCACCATCCAGAAGCCGTAGCTCTGTTGTGTTTTGTCGTATCTCTTGCCTTCTTCCGATGCGTTCATGTTTGTAAAGCCCATAAAAGGACTTAGGTACTGGCAAATTACCCAGCCGGTGGGATCCTCGGGATTAACACTGCCCAATGATGGTATGTAAACCTGAAGTCTGCCGTTTCTAGAATAATCTATGTTATTCTTTATAACTCCTATCCAGGGCCCAGCACTAATTAAATCTCCGGAATGTACCGACTGAAGATTTTTTATACTTGCAAATTTTTCTGTGTTATTAACCGCCATTATTGATTAAATCCTGTTTTAAAACTGCCAGTCTGAATTGCACGGGTTTGTGCTTTGGTCAGAGCAGTCTGGTTTTGAGAGGCTGTTTGTGTGGCAGGGGCACGGGCGTTTGTGTTGGCCGCTAACCCCGTAAACACACTGGATCCGTTAGATGTAACTATGTTTGACTGTATGCCTGGTATTCCTGCAGACAAATTGTCTGCGTCAGACTGCAACGCAGGCATATTGGCCGCTAACCCCGTAAACACACTAGTACCAGGACTAAAAGAGCTTAGGCTTCCAGCAATTGTGCTTCCTATACTGGTTACGTTACCGCCTGATTTCTTAGGTTCTGTGCCTAGTCCAGGCTGATTAAACAACCTAACGGTAGTTAGTACCTGTGTGAACTGACCACCACTAAAGTTGCTGTTGACTTCAATAATCTTGTACACTCCGCTATACGCACTGTCAAAATATGCTGGGTTATTAGATTTTACTAACATTCCAGTATTTTCGTCCCAGTCCTGTGGGCTCTTATAATTTATAAGACAGGTAAGTTCGTCTTCAGAGTTTAAGATGTTTAAACTATTACCTGCAATAACATTTTCGTTGTATCCTACCAAAAAGTCAGGATCCCCTATAATAGTTAACTTAACTTCCACCATGTCTCCCATGGAGTTTGTATACTGATTGTTAATTAGTACTCTGTCGTCCTGTTGTTCGTAATCACTGGATTCCGTAGCCTGTCCACTTTCAATATCAGCATTTGTGTTCTCTGACTGCTGTGGCTGGATACCACTAGTTGTTTGTGAATCACCAGCATCTGTTTTCGATACTCTATTTCCAGTGTCACCAGAACGAGTAACCTCGCCAGATGCCAATACATATTTGGCAGGATTGCCCAATACTTGCTGATAATACAAAGCATCAAACTTTATATTAAAGTCTATTACAGAATCGTTTTTTCCTGTAAAGATATAGTCGTAACGCTTAACCGGTTTAGTTTCTCCCCAACCCGGATAGGATGCAACAGTTCTATTAGAGACGTTATACTTTGATATCACAAAGGTGTTTTCCCTGGCATACTTCTGTAGACTAACGTTAAACTGTTTAATTGTTTTTTTATTTCTTGTCCTAAACCAACTTAATGGCTTTCCAACGTCTTCAGATAGTTTTTCTAATGCCGCCTGCTTGACTTTGGGATCAGTCATATTCCCTATCTTGTTAATATTTTCTGGACTTAATTTCTGAGACTTTATGTAACTACTCTGTTGTATAATTATTGTGTTAATCATCTTAATAATATTTGTGCCAGCACTAAAATCAATTTTTATATCCCCTGACGGTATCTTTTTCTGTGCGTCAATAAATGCATGACTCGCTGTTACATCAAATGCGCCTTGCGGTGTGGGCACCATAGATGTTTTGTCAGCAGACTTAACATCGTTGTTAAACTTAATGGGGGCGTTTTTTATTTCGTCGTCTATCTCAAATTTTATTGTGTGGCAAAAATTGTCGCCAGCAACAATATCAGGATCTGCTTTCTTTTGTTTTTCCAGAGATACCTTGTAGTAGTTGTTATAGAATTCTGTTAAATCGTTAAAGAAATCTCCCACAGTCTTGCTTTTACTGCTGAAGTTTTCGTGTATGCTACACTCATTACTAAACAAGGCACTGTCGCTATATGCAACTGCTTGCACATCGTACTCACCACCTGACTTGCTTACTCTGTGTTGTATTTCTGTAAATTTAATAGGAGTAATAAAAGGCACACTACTTTCTTTAAAGGTATTGCTGTCTTCTATATTATCATATCCTTTAAACTGTATAGATAGAGAATAGGGCACATCTAGATAGTTCTTTATGCCCATATCCTGACATAAAGCCAGTAACCTATTAAAAAACGTAAGACCGCCGGGCTCTGTAATAGTAAAATTAATTGATGTTGCATTTGAACCACCAGTGACTTTGTTAAGTCCAATTATACTATTCAGATCTAAATCGTCAATGTAGAAGTCAACATCAAAATATGCGGCTCGGCGTTCTTTTAGGATACCACCAGACGCTATCATTATGTTTTGATCTAAAGAGTCATAGTCGCCGTCATTAAATGCGTTCAACATGTCAGGAGTCATTACACCCAGTTTAATATTATATGTGTAATTTAAAAACTCGTTAAGTGGGTTTTTTCTTATTCCACTAGTGCCTTGTTGGGTAACTAGGTTTTTGTCACCGTGATCAAATACGCCTGCAGGATCAAACTTGCTTACAAGGTTTACTGCACTGCCAAGGTCCGCAGGTATTATACCACCCGCTAGGTTAAATGGTGACGGTGCCCGAGGCTCTTTAGGTGGTTGCGCATCAGCCTGATTAGCTAGCCCAACGGGTCCTATATTGCCACCGTTACTGCCTGCTATACCTGCGCCTGACGTAGATGTGGTAACGTTTGGATTTAACCTACGCTGTTGAGCGGCACTTAATCCATCAGCCATGTCTTAGAGTCCTAATGCACTGTTAACAGTGTCTTTGTTGGGAATATAGATTGTTGTGCCAGTGGCAAAATCAAAAATAGGATCACGTAGTGTATTAGGGTTACGTGCCATAAACACCCACCATAAATTAACATCCTGATACAAGTCAAACGCCATTAAATCTGGTCTGTACTTGTAGGTTTCTGTAATCATGTATTCTATATCACCACGGTTTGCTGGGATCTTCCTGTAGTTTAGTACGTCCAAATACTTGTTGTTGACAACATTGGTATTGAAGTAAGGACTTGATCTTTTATAGGTGACAGACATTATAAGAATCCTCCATTGCCTTTAAGCAGTGAGCCCTTACTAAAATCTTCCCAGGTAAACTTGTTAGCTATAGTGCTTCTACTGTATACCGGCTGTAGACTTACTTGTATCGACGACTTTGTTGGGATCCTGGCTCGCTTGCTAGAGGACTGTACCCGTCTGACTTGTCCGGGTGTTTGGAATTGTGCGCCAAGTTGATTAGTAATTGTGCTTGTGCTCGTGGCTAATCCTGTTTGTAATGCCTGCAATTGCGGCGGTAATATACTGCCTAACACAAGAGTATTAGTTGTTAACCCAGGCTGTACTGTGCATTCTATATAGTCTGTGTTGCTAGGCATTGTGTGAGTAAAGTTAGTTACTACACAAGAAACATGAGGCAGATAATAATCACCGTATCCATCTATATAAACGATTGGAGGCGGGTTGCCTGAATTAGGTCCACCGTAGAACATCTTGGTTGCTGATCTAAAAAACCATATCATGCCTAAAACATACCGTGCCTGATCTTCTGTCTGTGCAGTGAAATCTGCACTAATGCTGATAGCACCTACCTCACTGTTATTGTAAAAGTAGCTAGGGAAGTTGCTGTGTGTGGGTGTCAGTGACCCGTAACTTGCATTGTGTGTTACAGCAATATTAGGAGTAAAAGGAAAAACCACTCCGTTGGCTTCAGATAATGCACTCATTGGGCCTGTACTAAAATCAAAGGGACCTGCTAGAGGAGCAGTTACTTTGACTTTCCAGTCATTTTCTGCGGCTAGATTACCGCCCTGAATACTACCAAAGAATACTTCTGGCAAGCTGTCTGACCGCTTTCTTTTCCCCCCAGGCATAAGATTGTTAATGTTTAGTCTTGATAGACTGGGGTTACTAATTAATTCTGTGGCCTTTTTGGCTATGTCCTGTGCTTGGCCAGTTATCCCGTTGGATTTATTGGTTAAGTTGGACAAAAAATTCTTAAATGGCATGGGGTTTCCTTTGCATTATGTATTTATTGGTGTTATAATATGCTAATATAAAGAAGGTAAATAATAACATGCGCAAAAAGAATTATCTTAATAACAAAGACATATTAAAAGAAATACACAAATCAAAGAATACCTACTGTTATTTTAGCGATCCCAGTATTGCAGATTATGACATGATCCTACTTAACGTAGATAAAATTCATAAAACAAACATTAAAGAAGCACTTAAACTACGTGCTGACCGTCTATCAAAACTTGCGGTTGAAGCGGCACAGGCAGCAGATCCCAAGACAAAGGTTAAATTAGACGAATTTAAAATAAAGGCCGGTAGTATTCCTGTTACTGATTTGATATTTAGAGTTATGACTTTTGAACATATCCCGCTTAAGGAACCTAAAAAATCTTTGAGCAAGGGAGAGACTGTCGATGAAGACGAAGTAGAAGTAGTTGAAGAGTACGAACCAGATCCAGCTAAAAGAGCTAAAAAATTTCGTGCAAAGTATCTTAAATTAAACTTCCCACCGTTCTTTCATTACAAAATTAACGAAGAATGCGAGCCTTATTTGGTGGGTAAGAGTCATTGGAAGGGTGAGTTAGACACAGGTGAGTTTTGCAAAGAGCACGGCACCATGACCAACAAACTAGCACACATGTTTATGAAACTGTGCGAGCGTTATGCTACTCGTAGTAACTGGCGTGGATACACATACAATGACGAGATGCGTAGCCAGGCATTGCTACAGTTAGCACAAATAGGGTTACAGTTTGACGAGTCTAAGTCACAAAATCCTTTTGCTTACTACACTGCCGCTATTACAAACAGTTTTACCAGAGTATTGCACATCGAAAAGAAAGTTCAGAGCATACGTGATGACATACTAGAGATGAATAACTTTACGCCTAGTTCTACTAGACAGAACGCAGAGGTCTGGGAACGAGAAGAAGGACGTAATCATCCTGGTAAACTTAACTCTTGACATTTGTCCTAGATGCTGTAAAATTATAGCATGCCTGCATTTAAACGAGCCGCAGTATTTACGGATATACACTTTGGATTAAAGTCTAACAGTCAGTTGCACAATGATGACTGTTTAAACTTTGTTGACTGGGTTATTAAAACAGCAAAAGAAAAAGAATGTGATACCTGTATAATGATGGGAGACTGGCATAATAATCGTGCAAGTATAAACATTGTTACACTTAACTACAGTCTTAAAGCCCTAGAACGTTTAGGCAAGGCGTTTAACCGAGTGTTGTTTATCCCTGGCAATCACGACTTGTACTACAGAGACAAACGTGAGGTGCAGTCAGCAGAGTGGGCTAAACATATCCCTAATATTCAAATAGTCAATGACTTTTATAATGAAGATGATATTGTAATTGTGCCTTGGTTAGTAGGTGACGAGCATAAAAAGATACCTAAGATGTCTGGCAAGTTTATGTTTGGACATTTTGAGTTGCCTAATTTTTATATGAATGCTATGATACAGATGCCAGATCATGGTGAGATAAAAAATGAACACTTTGGTGGCATAGAGCATGTGTTTAGTGGACACTTCCACAAACGTCAAACACAAGGCAATATCACATACACAGGCAATGCCTTCCCTCACAACTATGCAGATGCAGGAGATGATGATCGTGGTTTAATGATACTGGACTGGTCAGGTGAGAAGGAATTTATCAGTTGGCCCGATCAACCTAGTTACCGTGTGTTTGACCTTAGTCAAATAATAGATCATGCAGACACATTACTAAGACCTAACATGCATGTTAGGGTTAACTTAGATATTGAGATCAGTTACGAAGAAGCAAATTTTATTAAAGACACCTTTGTAGGCACACACAAACTACGTGAGATTACGTTACTGCCTAAAAAGAACGAACACAGCAATCAAGCCACTACCGCTGTGCGGATAGAGTTTAAAAGTGTAGATCAAATCGTAACAAATCAGATCACAGCTATTGACAGCAATCAGTTTGACAAGAAGTTATTGTTAGACATCTACCAAAATTTATAGTATAATACAAACCTATGTTCAAGATTACTGATATTAGTGTGAAAAATTTTATGAGCGTTGGAAACAGCACTCAGGGTATTCGGTTTGACAGAAATGACCTAACACTTGTACTGGGGCAGAATTTAGACCTAGGTGGTGATGACACAGGCGCACGTAATGGTACAGGCAAGTGTCTTTGTATAAATACATTAGTAAAAGTTCGAAATACAGAAACCGGCGAAGTAACAGAACTTACTATGGGAGAATTGTATAATGCCGCGGTGGGACAACAGCCTAAATGATAACTGCACACAAGTAATGGAAACTGTTATCAAAAATATAGAACCCAATACATACCAAACTTTACTTGCCTGCATAATACAGGCTAATGTCAAGAACTCTAAAAAAGAAATAGAAAAATATGTACGAACCAGATTAGGACTCGTTACTTCTGACTCTAGACATACTAGAAATTATTGGTTACTAAGAGGATGGAGTACAAACGAAGCTTATGTAAAAGCTAAAGAAAATAAACAGAAAAACTGCAAAAGCGTATACAGCCGGGAATTCTGGCTAGAAAAAATTAATCCTGCAACAAACAAGCACTATTCGGTAGACGAAGCAGACTTCGAACGGAACTCTCGTAGACCCATTAAAAAAGAATACTGGATCAAAAAAGGATACAGTAACAGCGATGCACGAGATTTTGCCGCTGGCGCCAAAGAAAGCAACAACAAGAAAGGTGCCAGTGCGTCGGCAACAAGTGAGGTTCGCAGGGTTACCTCTAAGCGATGTATTGAGTATTATACCAGCAGAGGTGCTACGTTAGAAGAAGCGGCGGCTATGTTATCTAATTCTCAAAAATACTTTTCAAAAGATATATGTATTAAAAAATATGGTGAAGAGTCTGGTCTTGAAATATGGCAAGACAGGCAAGATAGGTGGCAGGCAACGCTAAATGCAAAGACAGACAAGGAAAAAGCAAGAATAAATCGATCTAAAATGTCAAAAGGAATATCAGTCTCAAATGCTGAAAAAATAATTGTCGAACATCTATCATTATTAGGAATAACAGTAGACACGCAATTTACATTATTTCAAAAAAATAAAAAACAATTTGTGTATGATATAATGTATAATAATAAAATTGTTGAGTATAATGGCGATTTTTGGCACTCCAATCCTTTGTACTACCATGATAATTTTTTAAACCCAAGAACTAAAATAATAGCCAAAGAGAAATGGAAATTGGACAAGGCAAAAATTCAATTTGCTAAAGCCCAAGGGTATGAAGTATTAGTAGTATGGGAAAGCGATTTTAAGCAAAATAAAGAGGAAGTAATTAAACAGTGCATACAATTTCTAAAAACGTAAACAGAAAATTTATCAATAGTATTGATCTAACTAATCTCGAGATCGAAACCGATTCGGGATGGCAACCATTATCGACTATACACAAAACAATCCCGTATACTACCTGGCACATCGAGACAGTTAGCGGACTTACACTTGACTGTGCAGATACCCATATTGTGTTCGATCATAACTATAACGAAATATTTGTTAAAGATATCGTGCCATGGGAATCTAAAATAATAACCAAGAACGGTGTTGACGTTGTTTGTAAAGTAGACGAAAAATCTTGCCAAGAGAACATGTTTGATGTTACAGTTAATCATCCCGCACATAGATTCTACTCTAACGGTATACTGTCACATAACACCACCATTATTAACGCACTAAGTTATGCGTTATATGGTGAAGCACTGACAAAGATTAGAAAAGAAAATCTAATCAATAAAACAAACGGTAAGGATATGGTGGTTACCATCGACTTTGAAAAAGATGGTAGCGCATATCGTATAGAGCGTGGTCGCAAACCTAACGTGTTAAGGTTCTACGTCAATAACACAGAACAAGATGACAACACTGCACAGGGCGACAGTCGTGAGACACAAAAGGAAATAGAGATCCTGCTGGGCATGAGTCATGATATGTTTAAGCACGTTGTTGCCTTAAACACTTACACTGAGCCTTTCCTAAGCATGCGAGCCAATGACCAGCGTCAGATGATTGAGCAGTTGCTGGGCATAACAATGCTTAGTGAAAAAGCAGACGCTCTCAAGGAACAAATTAAAGAAGTCAAAGACTCTGTTAAACTAGAGGACTTTAGAATTAAAGCAGTTAAAGAAGCAAACGAGCATGTTGGCACACAGGTGTCTAAATTAGAACGTCGCTCAGTAATGTGGGAAACTAAAAAGCAGGAGGATAGTGTTAACCTCCAAACTGCCATAACTGCGCTTGAGAGTGTGAACATTGAAGCAGAGTTAGAAGCACATAGGTGTCTAGTAACTTACAAAGAGCATGCCCGTAATATTCGAGACTTAGACACTGCTATTACTGCCAATCAGAAAACTGTTGTTGCTGGTAACAGCAAAGTAGAAAAGTACACAAAAGAGCTAGAGCAACTTCAAGATCACAAGTGTTTTACCTGTGGTCAAGAGTTTCACGACAGTAAACAAGAGCAGTTAATTGTTAGTAAACAGGAAGACATAGCAGAGTTACAGGACGATATTGCAACTGCCGCACAGGGCTTGCAATCGCTAGAGCAAGCTCTATTAGATGTAGGCAAACTGGAGGACTGTCCTCCAACGTTTTACGACAGCATAGACGATGCGTACAATCACAAACAACAAGTCGACACGCTACAAACACAACTTAAGCAAAAGCAACAGGAGTCTAATCTTTATACAGGGCAAATTCAGGAGATGAAGACTACTGCTGTACGAGAGATTAACTATAACATAATTAATGAATTCAATAGAAGACTGGAACACCAGGACTTCTTGTTAAAACTGTTAACCAACAAAGACAGTTTTATTAGAAAAACAATTATTGATCAGAACTTGGCATACTTAAATGCTAGACTAAGTTATTACTTAGATAAGATTGGACTACCGCACCAGGTAACCTTCTTAAGCGACTTAACCGTGGACATACAGGAACTGGGCAGAGACTTAGACTTTGATAACCTATCACGTGGAGAACGCAATAGACTTATATTAAGTTTAAGTTGGGCTTTCCGAGACGTATGGGAAAGTTTATATCAGCCTATTAACGTATTGTTTATTGACGAGGTTATTGACCACGGCATGGACGGTATGGGTGTTGAGAGTAGTCTAGCAATACTTAAAAAGATGGCTAGAGAAGGCAACAAAGCAGTGTGGTTAATATCACACAAAGACGAACTAGCTGGTCGAGTTAATAATGTATTGAACGTTGTTAAGGAAAATGGATTTACCAGTTACAATAATGACGTTGACACCGTATAATACAATTAGATCATTGGCATATTGATAAAAGAAATAACATATTTTTGTCACTCAGTCACGGAAGATAAATTAGTATAATGGCATATGATTATCCTTGGATTTATAAAGAAAACGAGTTTCAATCAGAAGACATCGGCGAATATTATGGCTTTGTATATCGAATCACAAACACAACTAACGGGCACGATTATATAGGTAGGAAGTTCTTCCACACCATTAAGAAACGACCTCCCTTAAAAGGCAAGAAAAACAAAAGAAGATCAACAGTGGAAACAGATTGGAAAACTTATTGGGGATCCAGTCAAAATCTACAGGCAGACATAGACAAACTAGGCAAAGAGAAGTTCACACGGGAAATAATCAGGCTCTGTAAAACTCGAGGCGAAACCAACTACTGCGAAACGTATTATCAATTTATAGAAGGTGTACTGTTAAAGGAAAACAACTATAACGGTATTATCAACATTAGACTTGGTGGTAACTCAGTAAAAGGTCTTTTAATTGAGGACTTAAACATAAAAACTAAACTTTAACATTAGCCACTAATGCAGAGTGTTTTCTCTGTGTCCTATGAGGTGATTGCGGTGACGCATGGAACTCCCAAGAATAGACTTGGGAACGGGACGGCAAACAGGCATTTAAGTATAAAAACTAAATGATCTAGGCTCTGTGAAACAGATACAACCTAGGAGTAACTGTAAGTTGGCTAATTACGACTTGCAGACTACCGTTGCATGAAGCTAGAGTAAGGGGTACCGGGCAACCGCCTCTGTTCTGAAAAGAAATCTCTTTTAATTAGTATGGACTAAACTCAGATGATGTCTATTATTTCTCCTAGCAATAGGAGAAGTATGGCTCACATCTAGATGATACCAGTAAAAGCAATTATTAATCTTAAAGTTTAAAAAAAGATTGTTTGAACGTTAGTGAAAACAATAGACTTACGTAGTAAGTCTCCTAAGTACTCGATGGTTATGTGTATAACTTGAGTCTTCTGGAATTGAATCAAAGACAACTGCACCAGCCCATAACTTAGCGTTCTTGTGTATGGTAATTTGTCTTTCATGACCTTCTGTTATAGTAACACTGAGTCCGATTCTGACATTATCCTCGACGACAATGTCTCCTCCTAGGGTTGATCTAGCACCCACAATAACATTCCTGCCTATTTTACATCCATGTCCTATATACGTATACCAATCAATTACAGAGTAATCTCCCACAACACAATTATGACTTATGCCTGAGAACGGCATAGCGACGACACCATGACCTATTTTGGTGTTGTCTAACTGTTTGCAGTCTGGATGCATGAGGTTAGTACACTTGATACCTAGGTCGTCTAGCATCTTGATGCGTGTCTTACGTAAGTTATCTCCTGAGTGTTCTGGATTTTTAAGATTGTCATTACCGTCCCACCATGACGTAAGGAAGAAATCATGATCTTCGACAAATGCTTTATCCTCTAACATAGAGTCTGCACCTATTATAGGAACGCCACAGACATCGTTGGTGTTACCGTAAAAATACTGATCCAGGAGTCCTACTACTTGACGCCCGGTGTCCTTACATACTAACAAGATGTCGTGTAAATTGCTTCTATGCCCTACAAATACTATTGGTTTCATATTAAAAGAAAGGCAGCTTTGATTTTTTTGTGGTTTCGAGATTGTCTTTAATTATGTCGTTGATAATTGCACGCTCATGTGTGCCCAGGTAAAAGGCTTCATCATAGGTTAGCCCGCCCCTCATATACCAGCACATTTTAAGTAGATCTTTTTTTACGGCTTTTGATTCTTTATCTAAACTATTTAGATATTCTACTACTTCTTGATCAGTTAACGTCAAAAGCCTTATTCGAAAAAAGCCGAGTAGTCAAACACAATCGGCACCTTGTATTCGTGACTGCAACTATCACAGGTTAATTGATTGTCTGGCAGTTTGCCTACGTCATTGATCTCTGTGATATATTTTTGTACAGCGTCCCAGGATTTTTTAGGGGTATTGTCTAGGAACTCATTGATGAAACGCAAATCTGTAACTTCGCCTTCTGATGTAACAATACTACTCACATGAGTTGCTACACTAGCAAGATTGATATTTGTAACGTCCTTGAAGATTTCCTTAAACTGTCGTAACTTGGCTTCCTGGTCTAAGTCACTACTGTTAACTGTGTCTAAGAGACGTTTCTCCTGATACATACGCTGTCCAGCATCGTTATTTTGTCTATAAGTCTGTGGTTTTAGATAAACTTCCATGCCGTCTAGGTATAACGGTGTTGCATAGTTGGGAGCCTTAACTCCATCTAACACCGTGGGTAGGTGTAGCTCGTACGGACTCTCTTCTTTACATTCAGGACACGTTGCAGAGAACTCCATGTTTTCACTGTAACTTGCAATTCTTATAGATATAAGAATAAAGTCGGTATCCATAGCAGGCATCTGCCAAGGGTCTTTAATTCCTGGACAGCAACTTTTAATAACGTCCACAACACTTTGTCCATTCATTAGTGCGTCTGGTGTTTTAAGTGTTAGTTCGTCCCTAGCTGTCATAGGGTAAACTGCCAGTTGACCGTTGTCGTCGAGTTCTATGGTGCCTGCGGGCCAGTACTTACCACCGCTGGGCAAATCAATATACAGCGACGGCTGTCTAAAGAACTTTGATAATGGATTTGACATGCATTTTTTCCTCGATAAATATAACTATATTTAACCAGGTAATTTATGACTCCAGAAGAACTTAACCGACTACGGACAGCTATTGATGAAATGGCAAGAAGTGGTAATG